CTCAACTTTTACACACACCGCGCAGCGTGACCCTCGGTACTGACTGATGCGTCAGTTGGCGTCCCACGACGTGAAACGAGATCCCACATGAGCGACAACGCCGGGGCGCTCGAGCGGATGTTGGCGACGCTGAGTTTGGAGCCGGCTGACGCCGCGCTGGTCGAGCTCGCTCGCACTGCCGCTCGGGCGCTCGACGATGAAGAGGTCGCGGCTCCGCTGGTGCGCGAGTACGCCGGTCTGCTCACGAAGCTTCGAGAGGCGGACGCCGGTGCCGACGAAGACGGTCAACGATTCGCGGCAGCAGTGTCAGCCCCGGTTCGCAACCTCGATGACGCCCGGCCGGGCAAGCCTCGGCGCGGCAGCCGCAGCGGTGGCGGAGGAGTTGGGGCAGCCGCTGATGCCGTGGCAACGGCTGGTGGCGGACGTCGGCCTCGAGCTGACGGAGGACGGTCGCCCCGCGTTTCGTGAAGTGATGCTGACCGTTCCCCGCCAGTCCGGCAAGACTCACGGTCTGCTGGTGGTGAAGGTCCAGCGGGCGCTTGGCTGGTCGACACCGCAACGCATTCTCTACAGCGCGCAGACCGGCAACGACGCCCGCAAGAAGCTCGTCGAGGACTGGTCCCCGGTGCTGGAGCGTTCCCGTCGCTCGCTCGGCATCACGCGCATCCTCCGTGGCATGGGTAATGAGTCCGTCGAGTTCCGCAACGGCTCACGGATCGTGCTCCTCGCCTCGTCGGAGGATTCCGGTCACGGCAAAACGGTGGACCTGGCAGTCCACGACGAGATCTTCGCCGACACCGACAACCGTCGGGAGCAGGCCACGATCCCGGCGATGGCTACGAAGCCGTCGGCGCAGATGTGGCTGGCCTCCACGATGGGCACTGACGAGTCCGTCTTCCTGAACCGCAAGGTCGACGTCGGCCGGATGGCTGCCGAGCGTGGCCAGACGACTGGGATGGCCTACTTCGAGTGGTCGGCGCCGGAAGACGCGGACATCGACGACCCCGAGACGTGGTACGGCTGCATGCCGGCTCTCGGCCACACGATCAACGAGGAAGTCGTCCGCCATGCGCGGCAGACGATGACCGAAGGCGAGTTTCGGCGGGCGTTCCTCAATCAGCGGACTCACTCCGACGAGCGGGTCATCTCCGCTGCGGTGTGGGACGCGGTGAACGACGACAAGGCCGGCGCCGGTGCGCTGCCCTGCGTCGGGATAGACGTCAACCCGGAGCGGTCTGCCGCGGCGGTGGCGATGGCGGGTGCGGGAACGGTCGAGCTCGTCGAGCATCGGCCGGGAGTTGGTTGGTTGGTGGAACGGGCGGCGGGGATCGCGAAGCGCTGGCGCGCTCCGATCCTCGTCGATCCGTACGGCCCGGCTGGCCTGTTCATCCCCGACCTGGAAGACCAGGGCGCGCGGGTGGTGCCGGTCGGCGGTAACGACATGGCGCAGGCGTGCGGAGCGTTCTACGACGACATTGCCCAGTCGGCGATCGTCATCCGTCGGGCTCTCCCGCTCGATGTGGCGGTGGCGGCAGCCCGCAAGGGATCGAAGGGCGACGCCTGGGTGTGGGCTCGCAAGACGCCCACCGAGGACGTGTCACCGCTGGTGGCCGTCACCCTCGCTTGGTGGGGTCAGCGCAACGAGATGAACCGGGGAGCGGCACATCAGGTTTGGTGAGGAGTTTCGCCGATGGAGAAATCACGTTGGCGTCGCCTCGCTGAGAAGATGGCACCGGCGGCATTCCCTGGAGAGCAACGTGTCGCATCACTAGGGAACCTGCAGTGGATCATCGACGACCGTGGCGGGTTCCGTACCGCAGGGCAGCTCGTCACCCCCGATTCCGCGATGCGGTTGTCGACGGTCTGGGGTTGCGTCGCTTTCCTCGCTGACATCGTGGGCGGCCTGCCGCTCGAGGTGTGGCGCCGGACGGCTGACGGGACGAAGCAGGCGGTCGACCCGCTGCCCCAGTTTCTCCAGTCGCCCTCCGCAATCGTCCCCGTCGAGGTGTGGCGCTACCAGATGATGCAGTCGCTGCTGTTGCGTGGCAACTGCTATGGGCTCATCACGGCCTTTGATGCTGCCGGCTGGCCGGCGACGTGCGAGATCGTGAACCCCGACAACGTCCAGGTCCATCAGACCAACCAGCTTGCCCCGCCGACCTACCGCATCTCGAACGTGCCGGTCCCGTCAGAGAACATCTTGCACATCGCGGCGTGGACGCCGCCCGGTTCCGCGCAGGGCATGTCACCGATCGACTATGCCCGCCGCACCATCGGCATGGGTCTCGCCGCCTCACAGTACGCCTCTGACTGGTACAACTCCGACGGGCATCCCACGGCGATCCTCAAGTCAGACAAGAGTCTCGACGACGAAGACGCCAAGGTCATCAAGGCCCGGTTCAAGGCTGCGGTCGCCGGTGACCAGCTCGCCGTGCTCGGCCAGGATCTCAACTACACGTCGATCCAGATCTCGCCGGCTGAATCCCAGTTCCTCGATGCCATGAACGCGACCGGCGCTGACGTGTGCCGCTTCTTCCGCGTCCCACCGGAGTACATGGGCATCGGGATCTCCGGCCAGTCGATCACCTACGCCAACGCTGAGCAGCGCCAGCTCGACTTCCTGGTTCTTACCGTCCAGTGGTGGATCAGGCGCATCGAAGCTGCGCTGACGCGGCTGCGTCCTCGGCCGCAGTTCGTGAAGATCCAGACCGACGACCTGTTGCGTGTCGACCAGATGACCCGAGTGCAGACCAACGCGCTGCTCATCCGGTCCGGTCAACGCAACGTCGACGAGATTCGCCACACCGACGACCTGGCCCCGATCCCCGACGACCAGGGCCAGCGGTACTTGTGGCCTCCGTACGCGGTGAAGGAAGAGGCCACCGCTCCCACCGAGGGACCGGCACCCGATCCTGTCGCCGATCCCGAAGCGTCCCCCGCGGGAGTCAAGCCATGAGAGATCGAACCAACCTGCCCGAAGAGGTGCGCGCCCGACTGGACGCGAACCATGTCGATCTCGAAGTGGAACGGCTCGCGGTGACGCGGGGCGCCGAACTGCTCGAGTGCCGCGTCCTCGCCGGCAAGCTTGAGGTTCGCAAGAACGCCGAAGGTGCCTTCGGATTGACGGGCTACGCCTCGGTGACCGACGTCGCCTACCCCGTCATGGGCGGCTCGAGCTCGGCCTACGGGTGGGACGAGACGATCACCTCCGGCGCCTTCGCCAAGGCATTGCAGGAACGTGACAACACGTTCCTACTCATCAACCACGACTCGGACACCGCCGCCGGCATCCCGCTCGCCTCGACCAAGTCAGGCACGCTCGCCCTCGTCGAGGACGACATCGGTCTGCTATGGGACGCTCCCAGCCTCGACGTGGCTCGCAACGACGTCTTCAACCTCCGCTCGGCTACCGAGCAAGAGGTCATGGACGCCTGCTCGTTCGCCTTCCGCGTCACTCGCCAAGAGTGGAACGACGACAAGACCGAGCGGACGATCCGCGAAGTTCGCCTCTACGACGTGTCCGTCGTTGTCTACCCGGCCAACCCGGCCGCATCCTTCGTACCCCGCAGCGCCGAACCCAAGGTTCAGGCCAGCAGCGGTCTAGATGTCTCGTATGCGGCAGCCGTCGCAGCGAGCCTGCGCCACAAGCGCATCCCGGCCTGACGCCGCCCACCACGCCGGAACCTGAACCACCACCCGCCTGAGGGCGCGCCGGAGTTCACGGTCACCACCTGGCAGGCACCTCGCGCCGTCACCCAATTCCCCCCTGTGACGACTCAAGGAGTCCCCCATGTCCGCACTTCTGGACGACCTCCGCGCCTCCATCGCTGCCGCGCTCGAGGCCCGCGCCAAGTACCAGGACGAGCTCGACGCCATCGTGGCGTCCGCCGAGGCCCGGTCCGACAAGAACCTGACCGAAGCCGAGTCGGAGAAGTTCTCCGAGCTTCGTTCCACGCTCATCAAGACCGACGCCGAACTGGCCGAGGCCGCGCAGCGCGCCGACGCCCTCGCCGACGACGAGGTCCGGGCGAAGAACGCCGCCGACCTCGCCGCCAAGTTCCCGACCGCTCCTGCCGCCCCGACGGGCGGTGCCGTGGTCACCCGCGGCGAGCGCACCTACAACCCCGACGACGCCCGCAACGGTCAGTCGTTCATGGCCGACGTCATTGCCAAGTTCATCGACAACGACTTCGGTGCCGGCCAGCGTCTCGACCAGCACATGCAGGAAGAGCGCATCGAGAACCGGGCACCGCAACAGCGTGAGTCCCGCGCCACGAACACCGGCGCCTTCGCCGGCCTGACCGTCCCGCAGTACCTGACGGACATGGTCGCCCCGCTGGCCCGAGCGATGCGGCCCCTCGTCGACATCTGCAACATGCACCCGCTGCCCTCGACGGGCATGACGGTCAACATCTCCCGGATCACCACCGGCACCTCCGCTGACGTCCAGTCCTCGGAGAACTCCGCCGTGTCCGAGACCGACGCAGACGACACCCTGCTGACCGTCAACATCAACACGATCGCCGGCCAGCAGACCATCTCCCGGCAGGCCATCGACCGTTCCATCGGCGCCGACGCGATCACGCTGCAGGACCTGCAGCGGGCCTACTGGACCAAGCTGGACTCGCAGCTCCTGAACGGCTCCGGTTCCGCCGGCCAGCATCAGGGTCTCGACACGCTCACCGGCCGCATCGACGTCACCTACAACGACGGCTCGCCGACGATCCTCGAGGCATACCCCAACATCTTCAACCTGATCAGCCAGGTCCAGTCCGGTGTGTTCATGGGCGTCAACGCGCTCCTCATGGCGCCTCGCCGGTTCTGGTGGTTCGCCAACGCCGTTGGCACGTCGTTCCCGTTCATGCAGATCCTCCCCGGCGCCGTGCAGCAGATGCCCGGTCGCGTCGACACCGACGGCTACGGGCAGGGTCCGTCGGGCGTCCTCGCCGGGCTCCCGGTGTACGTCGACGGCAACGTGTCGCTGACGTCGGGCGCCGGTGCGGAAGACCGCATCTGGGGTGTGACGACCGATGAGCTCCACCTCTGGATGGATTCGTCGGCGCCGCTGCTGATCCGTGCCGAGCAGACCAAGGCCGCCAACCTCGGCGTCCTCCTGGTGCTCTACGGGTACTCCGCCTTCACGGCGGGTCGCTACCCCGGAGCCCACGGCAACATCCGCGGCACCGGCCTCACGACCCCGACCTTCGTCGGCTCCTGATCCATCTGGTCTGTTCCGGGGGGAGGGGTTCTCTCCCCCCGGAACCCCACCCTCCTAGGAGAACTCATGACGAAGCGATCCGGCGACTACTACAGCTCGCTCTACATCCTCCAGGGTGTCGGGCTCAACTCGCCGCTCTACGAGACGACCCCCCGCAGTGCGGGCATCGGCACCGACAACGCCATCGCGGCGACTGGCGTCGAACTGGCGGTTGCCATCGCCATCCCCGACCCCGGCACGCTGGTCACGACGATCTCGTTCGTCGTTGGCGCCACCGCGGCGGGCAGCCCGACGGCCGGCTATGTCGTGCTGCGGGATTCGACCGGCGCCAAGCTGGTCCAGTCCGCCGACTTCGGTTCGACGGCGCGGGCGGCGAACACCGCCTACAACATCGCGGTGACGACGCCGTATCTGGTGACGTCGCCCGGTCTCTACTACATCGGGATCAGCTTCACCGCCAGCACCGTCCCGACGTTGCGAGGCATCACCAACGGTAACGCGGCCGTGAACGGTGCTCTCGGGCTGTCCATGCCGATCCTGGCCCAGTCTCACGGCTCGGCCGTGGGTGCGACGGCCCCCGCGACGGTGGCGACCCCGACGACGGTGGCAACGATCCCGTGGCTGGCCGTGTCATGACCGACCGCACCGAGATCGCCGCCCTGCTCGACGAGCGCGCCGCCCAGGAGAAGCGCGGCAACAAGGCCCGCTTGGCCGAGATCGACCGCGTACTGGCCGAGGCCGGCTACGAGGACGCTCCGGTGGAAGCCGCCGTGGTCGACGCGCCTGAGAAGGCCGTCAACGATGGCCCGCGGAAGCGTGGGTCGGCGAGGCCGAAGTAATGGGAACCGCGCTGCCGGTCGCGGACCAGCGTGTCCTGGCTGGCGTCGCGGCAACCATCAACGTCTCCCTCGTCGATCAAGATGGCGTGGCCGCCGCCGCGGTCGGGACGATCACCGTCACGATCACCCGCGCTGACGGCACCGTCATCGCTACCGGCCGCTCCACCAGCGCCGGCACCGGTACTGGGGCTTTCACCGCGGCCCTGACGGCGACGGAGACGGCCAGCCTTGACACCCTGACCTGTTCATGGCTTGACGGTGGCGTGGCTCGTCTGACGACCGTCGTCGAGGTTGTCGGCGGCTACTGGTTCTCTGTCGCTGATGCCCGCAGCGCGGAGGGGTCCCTACAGGACACCAGCAAGTACCCCACGGCAGCCATCGTGGCGGTCCGCCGCTACGTAGAGGACGAGTTCGAGCGGATCATGGGCGTCGCGGGCGTACCCCGCTACCGGCGGCTCAGTATCCGAGGCTCCAACCGCAGTGACCTCGTCCTGCCCGATGTCGCCATCCGGGCGCTGCGTGAGGTCACCATCTACGACGGAACCACCTTCTCCGTCTCGGAGCGCGCCGCGCTGATACAACGCGACGAAGGCGTCCTCACGATGGTCGGTTCCAACTGGCCGACATGGGATGTCACCGTCGGCTACGAGCACGGTCTCGACCGGCCTCCCGGCAACGGGAAGGCAATGGCGATCCGCCGTGCCCGGCGTCTCCTCAACCAGGCCCGTTCACCCCTTCCGGATGACGTGCAATCCATGCGATTCGTCATGCAGGACGGCCAGACCATCGGCTTGAACACGGCCGGCAAGTGGCGCACCGGTGACGACGTCATCGACTCCTATCTCGCCTCGTTCGGTCGGCGCACGCCGGGTGTCGGCTGATGGCGGACCCCACCGTTGCCATCCGCCACCTCGTCAAGCAACGCCTCGTCGACATCCTCACCGGCGTCGCCGATCAGGTGCCGGTCCAGTACACCCGCGATGACCGCACCGCCGAGGACGAGCGCATCTGGCTCTCCGATTGCCGGACCGTGCTCCATGAGATCCCCGTCTTCTCAGGGCCACTGCAGCGCGCTCAGCGGCAGGACAACTTCGAGTTCGACGTTCACATAGAAGCGCGCTCGCCCGGTGCGGATACAGGGTTCGAGGCCGACACACGAGCCATGGAGCTCGCGGCGCTGGTGGAAGACGCCCTGGCCAGCGCGCCCGGCATCGGCCCTGGGGCCATCCCAGGCTCCCTGATGCCCGGCGTTCAGTGGGCGCAGATCACCGGATTCGAGGGGCCGAGCCAGACCCCGTTCGCTACACAGCAGCTCGAGGGCTACATGTCCTACGTATCGCTCACCGTCGAAGTTCACACCCGCCTCCACTGAGGAGCCATCGTGCAGATCCGCCTCATCGAAGTCGGCCCCGGCCGCGAGATCGCAGAGACCGGCCAGTACGTCGCCACCGGCGACGAGGTCGAGGTCGACGACACGCTCGGCAAGTCCCTGTGTCAGCAGTCCGATGTGTGGGAGGCCGTGAAGGTCACCAAGACCGCCGCCAAGGCGAAGGAGTAACCGATGGCCATCCCCTCAGGCATCGCCGCCCAGCTCGGCTTCAAGACCGAGGTCACCTACGGCACGGCCGTCACCGTCGATTCGTTCATCCCGATCGTCAAGGAGACGATCAAGTTCGACATCGACCGGATCAAGTCGAACGCCATCCGCACCGGTCGCACCGTCCGTGACGCCGTCGACTGGATGCCCGGCAAGCAGTTCGCGGCGGGCGGTATCTCGCTCGAGCTCGACAACGTGACGATGCAGAAGCTGTTCACGCATGCCTTCGGCGCCGTAGTCACGACCGGCAGCAACCCCTACACGCACACCTTCACGCCCACCGACATGACCGCCAAGGGCCTCACCGTCCAGATCGGCCTGCCGTCCACCGATGGCACGGTGCGGACCAAGACCTATGCCGGCACCAAGATCAAGAAATTGTCGATCAGCGCCAAGGCCGGCGACCTCGCCATGCTGGACCTGGACGTCGTCGCCCAGTCCGAGGTCACCAACGTCGGCCTCGCCTCGGCTTCGTTCACCTCCGGCATCAACCCCTACACCTTCATCGAGGGCTCGCTGTCGATCGGTGGCTCGTCCATCGCGTACTGCAAGGACGTCAAGTTCGACTTCGAGAACGCGCTGGCTGACGACCGGTTCATGATCGGCGCTGCGACGTTCCTGCAGCCCCTGCAGAACGATCTTCGGGGCATCACGGGGACGGCGACGCTCGAATTCGCCGACCTCACCCAGTACACCCGCTATGTCGCGGGCACGACCGCGGCGCTGGTCCTCGCCTTCTCGGATGGGGCGAACTCGCTGACGATCACGCTCAACGTCTTCTTCAACGGCGAGACCCCGACCCTGGACGGGCGCGACATCATCACGCTGCCCCTCGGCTTCGAGGCCGTCGGTACCACCGACGCGGCGGCCTGCACCGTCGCGATCATCAACACCGACTCCTCCGCGGCATGAAGCTCTCCGTCACCTATCTCGACGGGCGGAGCGAAGAGGTCACCCTCACGCCGGGTGATCTCATCGCCTTCGAGCGCAAGTTCGATCTGTCGTTCGCTGCGGTCGAGAAGGACCCACGTATGGAGCACGTCGTGTTCCTGGCGTGGAACGGCCTGCGTCGCACCGGCCGCGAGACACGGTCGTTCGACGAGTTCATCGACGACGTAGGCGACTTCAACTCGGGAGGCGAGGGAGAACGCCCTTTGCCCCCACCGCCCGGCTCCTAGCGAGTCTGGCGGTCGCCACCGGGATCGGCCCGAATGACCTCGCGAACGCCGACCTGGAGGTGTTCGGCGAGATGGTGCGAATCGTGACGGAGGCCAACCGGTGAGCGGTGAACGCATCGAGGTCGAGGGCCTCAAGGAACTGATCCGCGACTTGAAGAAGGCCGATCAGGGCATCACGGTGGAGCTCAAGAAGCTTCACAAGGCGGCAGGCGACGAAGTAGCCACGGAGGCGAAGACACTCGTCCCCCGCCGGTCAGGGCGCCTGGCGAACTCGATCCGAGCCGGCGCCCAGCAGCAAGGCGCCGTCGTCCGCGCTGGCGGCGGCGGAATCCCCTACGCCAAGGTCATTCACTTCGGCTGGCCCCAGCACAACATCAGGCCGCAACCGTTCCTCTACGACGCTCTCGACAAGCGACGCGGCGACGTCCAGGCCGCCTACGAGCGTGCCTTACAGAAGCTGGTCGACCGGACCTTCGGGAGCTGACTTATGGCAGACCCTACCGTCAAGGTCGTCATCACTGGCGACGCCAGCGGCGCCCAGCGTGCCTTCGAGGAGACCGAGAAGTCGGCCTCTGGGTTCGGTTCCAAGGTCTCCAGTATTCTGTCTGGTGCCGGCGCGGTCGCGCTCGGTGTCTACGGGCCGCAGGCCATCGCGGGCGTGGTCGATTTCTTCAAGTCGGGCGTCAAGGGCGCGATGGACGACGAGAAGGGGCAGGCCCTTCTTCATCGCACTCTGCGCGATGTCACCGGTGCCACCGACGACCAGGCCAAGGGCGTGGACAAGTGGATCTCCTCGGTGCAGAACGCCACCGGGACCTTGGACGACGAACTGCGCCCGGCGTTGGACTCGCTCCTGCGTGGCGGCGAGAACGTCCTCCAGGCCGAGACGGACCTCTCATTGGCGCAGGACATCTCGACGCAGACCGGCAAGCCGCTCATCGACGTTACGAACGCCCTGTCCAAGGCCCACAACGGCAACTACAAGGCCCTCAAGGCTCTGTCGCCGGCCCTGACCGGGCTCATCAAGGATGGCGCCTCAGCCGACTCGGTGTTCGGCTCGCTGCACAAGACTTTCGCCGGGGCGACGGCCGAGTTCGGTGCCACCACCGAGGGCAAGCTCAAGATCCTCAGCGCCAACTTCACCGACCTCAAGGAGAACATCGGCGCCGCGCTGATCCCTGTCCTGCAAAGCCTGTCCTCGTGGGCGGTGGACTCGTTCCTCCCGGCCATGCAGTCGGCTCAACAGTGGGTAGTGACCAACTGGCCCGCCATACGTGAAGCGATCCTCGGTGTCCTGCGGCCCGTGGTCGAGTGGGTTCGCACCACGTTCCCGGTCGTGCGCGATGCCGTCGTCGGTGCGCTGAGCGTCGCGGTCGACTGGGTCCGTACGACGTGGCCTCAGGTGCGCGACACGATCGTAGGGGTGGCCCAGGAGGTCATCACTTGGGTCCGCACGAACTGGCCGCTGTTCAAGCAGGCCGTCATCGACACCATGCAGCCCATCATCGACTGGATCAAGCTGCACTGGGACGAGATCAAGCAGACGACGATGCAGGTCTGGTCGGACATCAAGACCGAGGTCACGGTCGAGATCACCGCCATCAAGACGTGGATCATGATCGAGCTCGCCGCCATCGAGCTGATCTGGCGCAACTTCCACGATCAGATCATGGGCATCGTCCGGTCCGTGTGGACCCAGATCGGCGGCGAGGTCAAGGCCGCCATCGAAGCCATCCGGGCCATCATCCAGATCGTCACCGCCCTGATCCACGGCGACTGGGGCCAGGCGTGGGACGGCATCAAGAATCTGATGGGCGCCATCTGGGATGGCATCTTCGCCCTCGTCTACGGCATGGTGCAGCGCATCCGCATCGTCATCGAGGCGGCGTGGATCGTCATTCACGGGATCACGGTCGCCGCCTGGGAAGCCATCAAGGGTGCGGTCTCGGCGGGGGTGAGTGCCGTCGTCTCGTTCGTCGCTGGACTACCGGGCAAAGCGGTCAGCGCGCTGTCGTCGTTCGCCTCGATGCTCGGCGCGGTCGGCCGCTCAGCAATGGACTCGATGAAGAACGCCATGGTCGAGCAGTTCGGCAATGTCGTCTCGTTCGTCTCCGGCATCCCCGGCCGTGTGGTCAGCGCGATCGGCGACATGAGCCACGTTCTGTTCTCTGCCGGGCAGAAGGTCATCGGTGGCTTCATCGACGGCATCAAGTCCGCCATCGGCGGGATCAAGGACGCGGTCGGTGGGATCGCCGGCAAGATCGTGAGCTGGAAGGGTCCGCCCTCCTACGACAGCACGCTCCTGGTCGACAACGGACGGCGCATCATTGGTGGCCTCGTCCGAGGCATCAAGTCAAGTGTGCCTGACGTGCGCGACGCGCTCGGCGGATTGACCGGTGACATCCCCGGCATGGCCCTGCCGGTCGGTGGGGGCGGATCGACCGCTTCGAGCGTGGGCGGCGGCGGAGACATCCACATCCACGTCGCCGGTTCCATCGTCAGCGAGCGCGGACTGATCGACACCGTCCACGAGGGCCTTCTCCAGAAGCAGAAGCGCCAAGGGTCGCTTGGCCTGGCGGCATGACCACCCGCCCAACCGTCCACTGCGAGTTCACGTTCGGTCAAGGACCGGCCGGTGGGCCGTGGATGACCCTCAACGATCCCCACCGCGGGATTCTCAACACCGACAAGCTGGCTGACGACACGCTCGGCGTCGGCTTCTGGACCGACCTCATTACGACCGACGGCGTCTACTCGGTGGACACCAAGCGTGGCCGTCAGCGGCTCCTGCAGTCCACCGAGGCCGGCACCCTCACCGCCGTCATACCGAACCCTACGCGCCGGATCGACCCCACCAACCTCTCCGGTCCGTTCGTGTCGGCCGGACTGTCGCTCGTCAAGCCCATGCGGCCCGCCCGGCTGCGTGCCGACTGGGGATTCGACGCCGTCAGCCTCCCGACCGGCAACGTCGCCGACTACATCTCCACCCCCCACAAGTCATCAATGGCGATCACCGACCTCTACTTCGAGTGGACCGGCACCGCCAAGTGGAGCAACAGCGGCACCGACACCCTGGCCGCCAAGTACGGCACCGCCGGCAACCGCTCCTGGCGGCTACGGCGAGTCAACCAGACGCTCGAGCTGACCTGGTCCACCAACGGCACCGCCACCACGACGGAAAGCCTCGACTTCTCGTCGCTGTTCGGGACGATCCACAACGACGAAGTCTTCTCGTTCTACGTGCTGCTCCACTGCGCCGGTACGGACCCCAGCGAAGGACTCGCCTACACGGCGGGCCGCTACTTCGTGCAGATCGTCGGCGCCCGTTCCGGTGGCGGCACCTTCACCGCCTCCGTCGTCGGCGCGGCGTCCACGTCGATCTTCAACGCCACCTCGACCCCCATCACTCTCGGGCAGACCAACTCGGCGAACCCGCTGCAGGGCACCGTTCGCCGGTTCGCGCTGTTCGACCGGGTACCAGTCCCCATCGACGGGTTCTCCAGCGGTGGGTTCATCGTCGACCCCATCCCGCACCGTGGCCGGTACGTCGCCGTGTTCGACGCCACCTGGATACCGACCACCGTCGGCACCGGTGTGTCGACGGGCAGCAGCACCGTGACTTCTTATCCGACGCAGGAAATCTGGACGCTTAACGGGGCAGCCGTCGCGCAGGTCGCGAGCGCCACCCCCAGCTACGACCTGTGGCGCGGCTACGTCGATGAGTGGTCCCTCGCCTGGAGAGATCCTGGCGACGCCCAGACCACCGTCACCGCCACCGACGGCTTCAAGATCCTGTCACGAGTCAACAACGTCGCCAGCGGATCGGTTGGTGCCGGCGAGTACACCGGAGCGCGCATCGGGCGGCTTCTCGACTCGGCAGGGTGGGGCTCGACGGACCGGGCACTGGATACCGGGCAGACCACCGTTCAAGCAACCACGCTCGCTCAGAACGTCCTCACCGAACTGTTCCTGACGACCGACACGGACCGCGGCGAGTTCCGCATCGAAACGGACGGAACAGCCACCTTCCACGACCGCTTCTGGCGGTACACCTGCGACCGCGGCAAGCAGCGGGCATGGCTGTTCGGTGACTCCACCGACGGTCTCGAGATCCCGTACTCGAACCTCGACTGCTCCAATGACGACGATCTCATCATCAACGCCACCTCCATCGCCTGTGTCGGTGGCACGGCCCAGACTTCATCGGATTCCACGTCGCAGGCCGAGTACCTGAAACGGACCTTCAACCGCACCGACCTGATCCACCAGACCGACGCCGAGTCCGCCTCTTACGCCACGCTGACGATCGCCGAGTTCAAGGACCAGGATCTTCGCTTCGACGCGCTCACCATCGAGTCGTCCAGCGATGACCGCATGTGGCCCGTCATCCTCGGTGCCCGCATCGGTGACCGCTGCACGGTCCGTCGTCGCCCGCCTGGTGGCGGGTCGACGATCGAGCGGGACTGCTTCATCGAAGGCATCACGCATCACATCGAGTCCCCCGTCTACTGGCGCACGACGTTTCAATTGTCGGACGCCTCACGGTGGGGTGGGTTCGTCCTCGACGACTCCGCCCTCGGCGTGCTCGATACCAACCGCCTGAACTTCTAGCGCCCTAGCGCGCGCTACTCCACCGGACAGGGGAGCACCTTCGTGCCGCATACCTACGTAGCCGGTGAAACCCTCACCGCCGTCAACATGGAGCTCCTGCCGAAAGGGTCGGTCGGCTATGTGGAGGCCACCGGCGCGCAGACCGGCATCGGGGCGGCGGCGACGGACATCACGTCGCTGACTCTGACGTTCACCGCGGTGGCGTCGCACCGATACCTGATTCTGTGGAAGGTCATCGTGGCACAGCAGACCTCCACCGGCGTGGTGCAGGTGATCCTCACCGACGGTTCCAACGTCCAGAAGGCCGGGTGCGCGGCCACTTTCACCGCGGGTGTGTTCGGGAACATGTCCGGCATGTGGTCGATCGTGCCGGGTGCGGGCTCGACGACCTACAAGCTGAGGGCGTTCACCTCGGCAGGGACGGTGGACCTCAGCCAGTCGGCCTCGGCGCCCTCGTCTTTGCAGATCGTGGATATCGGGGCCTGATGACCCTGGTCATCGACACCATCCACGAGATCCAGGTCTCGGACATCAACCTGCTGCTGTCGCTCGGCGTCACCGGCGTCTCGCGCTACATCGCCCGATCGTCGAACTATCCGACGAAGATCATCCGCAAGCCGGAGTTCGATCGGATTGTCAACGACGGCCGGCTGAAGCTCGTCTTGAACTACGAGGCATCCGGCACCGAATGGGTGCAGGGCTACGCCAAAGGTGCGAGTGACGGCCAGTGGGCCCGTGCCTACGCCACCTCGCTCGGCTGGCCGACGACCCGGCCGATCACGCAGTCGATCGACCAGACGGTATCCAACGCGCAGCTTCCCATCGCCGCCGAGTACCAGCACGGTTTCAACGTCGGCAACGGAGGCGCCCCGCAGGGCTGCTACGGCCCCGGCTACGTCATCCAGTACCTCGCCGACCGGGGGCTCATCTCCGTCGGCTGGCAATGGAAAGACGGCACCCGAGCCAACGTCAGCGCCGCCCACATCCGCCAGAAGTACGGGACGCTCGCTCTGCCGTTCTCCCATGACACGAACACGCCGCTGACCGTCGACTACGGACAGCACCCACTTTTCGCGCTTCCCCCACCGCCGGAGGGCAACATGAACGAAGCCACAATCACCGCTGCCGTATGGGGCCAGCCGTTCACCGGCCCCGACGCCCCCGCAAGCGTCTACCTGCACGACACGCGGCTCGTGGTCGGGACCATCGACAGTCGCGTTCAGGACCTGGCTACGACGCTCGGAGTCGTGCTGGACGGGCTCACCGTCCTGACCAAGAAGGTCGACGCCCTGGCCGCCGCGACCGGTGATCCCGATGCGGTGCGGGCCGTGATCCGCGACGAGCTCAACAAGACGATCCTGACCGCCGTCGAATGAACGTCCTCGGCGCCATTGTCCTGACCATCGTCGAGAAGATCGACGAGTTGTGGGAGCGGACCGTCGGCGCGGTCGTCACGGTCGCCCAGGACGCCGCCTATTCGATTCAAGGGCACCGAAGGCGAAGACGGGTGAGCAAGGCGTTCGACCTCGATGTCCAAGACCTGCCCGACGGGTGGACCCCGTTGCGCGTCGCGGCCGTCATCGAATGCCTCGACGAGACCGGGGAACTGGTGCTCGCCACCCGTACCTCTGATGACCTGCCGGCCTGGGCCGCGCTCGGCCTCTACTCCGTCACCGTCGCCGTGCTCGAGAGAGAGATCGTCGAGAGCTTCGAGGAAGAAGACCAAGGGGAGGACGCATGAAGTGCACCAGAAGGTGCCATGAGTGAGCATCGCCGTACTGGCCACGCTGCTCGGATCGTTCGCCCTCGTCATATCTGCACTCTCGGCCGTCTATGCAGGTGTGACTCGGAACCGGACGGCTCGCTCCGCTGGCAGGGATGACCATTTCACCCGCACGATTGACGGGTTCCAGAAGCTCCTCGACGAGCAGGACGAGAAGATCGCCAAGCAAGGCGAACGCATCCTCCAGCTCGAAGCCGACGTGAAGTCGGCCCGGTCCGAGGCCCGTCGCGCCAACCTCCACGCCGCGGACTGTGAGCACGAGTTGCGGGACGCCCGCCGCCGCATCCTCGAATTGGAGCGGTCATGACCGAGCCCACCCCTGAGCCCGCAGAGCAGTCGCGCACTCTCGTCATCGAGAACAAGGTGTCCAGGGCGGGCCTCCTCGCCATCGTCTTCCTCGCTCTCGCCGCACTGATCGCGGTCGTCGGGCTGGTGTCTGTGAATCACAGCGCCACCCACGACGTCCACCAGGCCCAAGCCGCAGTCGCGGCCGCCCGTAGCCAGGTCGATGACCTGACGCTCGAGCAGCGGTGTCGGGCTGACGCTGCCGCCAACGTGTCCCGAGCGACCGGCGCTCTCATCTCCGGATTCTCCCTCGCTTTCGAGGGCGGCTACGGGACAGACCGAGTCGTCATCCGGTCCCGCCTCTCCGATCTCCGCAACGCCCTCGATGCCGCCCTCGCCGCCCAGGTGAAGGCGCTCAACAGTTGCAAGTCGAACTAAAGGAGTCCCCACATGTTTGCCACGATCGTCACCGGCCAGGTTGACCTCGCCGACGTGTTCTTCCTGGTCGCCGTCATTCTCGCCGTGATCGCCTCGGTCGTTGCGATCGCGCGGGACAACGTCGAAGGCGCACTACTGCCCGCCGCCGTCGCCTTCGGGTTCCTCGCCCTACTCGTGCTGTGACCGTCTCCTCCACCACCTCAGAAACGGAGTCCCAATGCAGGCCATGAGTGTGACCCGGCCATCGGGCGAGTTGAACCTCCGCGTCATCCGCGGCGGCCTCGACACGCCAGCGGCCCGCAAGCGACTCCGCGACTACGTCCCCGACTTCATGCCCCGCCTCGGGCTCGGCGCCGAAGTCAACGAGTACCGCACGAAGAACCTCCCGAACGTCTGGCGTGGCGCGCGCACGCTCGGCCTGGCATCGGTGCTGGGCATCCCCACCTTCTACGGCGAGCTGTACCTCAAGGTGCTCCGCGGGTCAGGCGAGACCGTCGACCTCGGCCTGGTGTCGCTCCGTGTGGTCACCAGCGCCGGTGTCAACTATCTCGCCGCTGACGTTGCTGGCGGCGCCAACGACAGCAACCTGTTCAAGTTCCACGGCTTCGGGACCGGCACCGGTGCCGAAGCGTCGGGTGATACCGCGCTCGGCACTGAGTTCACGACGGAGTACGCCACCGACTCGACCCGCCCGACCGGTTCGCAAGCGTCGGCGACCAACACCTACACGACGATCGCCACGTTCTCCCCCGACTCCGGCGGCACGCTCGCGGTGACCGAGCACGGCATCTTCTCCGCGAGCTCAGCCGGCACGCTGTGGGATCGCTCGAAGTTCTCGGCCGTCAACCTCGTGTCCGGCTCCGACTCGCTGCAGGCCACGTACGTCGCGACGTTCGCCGCCGGTGGCTGAGCCAGTCCCTAGCAAAGCCGCCATGCGTGCCGCACCCGCGGCGACAACGCTCGACCAGCGGGTCTCCACGCTGGAGAAGCGGGCGAACGTCCTGCGATCCGACTTGGATGCCGTCTCCGTGCTCCTCGACGCTCGCTGCAACACGATCAAGGCGATGTTCGCCGGCATAGGAAAGGGTCTCTAATGGCGGTTCAGTACTGGTCGGCTCCGGTCGGCCCGCTCGGCAGTGCGGACGGCACCGCCTACGCGTCCTCAACCACGATCACCGACGTCTCACCCGGTGGAACGGCCTCCCCGGTCACGCTCCCCGGTCAGGCGTTGCAGCTCGGGACGATCTTGAAGATCCAGGCTGCGTGGACGGCATCGAACACCAGCACCCCAACCCTGCTCGCCGGCTTCTACTACGGCGGCACCGCTGGCACCGCGCTGGCCGCCACGACGGCTATCACGACCACCACGGCCATGACGAACTGGCAGTGGTTCATGGACTACGAGGGCGTCGTTCAGACGGTCGGCACCTCAGGCAAGATCATGGGCCGCGGCGCGATCTACGTCCCGACGTCGCTGACCGCGTGGACGATCCGCCCCATCCCGGAAACAGCGATGGCTCAGGTCACGATCGACACGACGGTCGCCAAGGCGATCACACTCGGACTGACGTGGGGCACTTCCAACGCATCGAACACTGCCACCTGCAAGCTCTTCTCCGTCGAGACGTTGGCGTGATGTGGCGGTCCCCCTTGGCCTGATTTGGAGGCGGTGAACCCATGGCCGCCATTCCGCTTACCCGCGGCACTTGGACCGCCATCCCGATATCGCAAGCGGGAACGCTGTCGATGACGAACCCGTCCGCGGCACCGATCTACGTCCGGCTCATGGTCGGCGGAGTCGGGACGAAGTGGATGAAGTGTCAGCCCGGCCAGCCGGCCACCATGGCTGTACCGGCTTCCGCCTCGGTCCAGGCGTGCGCAGGGGCCTCCTGCTCGTCCATCTCGACGGTGGCCTAAATGGCGCTCGCCGTCGACGTCGTCTCAGCCGCCAACGTCGGCACCACCAAGGCCACGAACACCTCCAGCGACATCACCCACACGGTCAGCGCCTCCGCCACCGGGGTCCTGTTCGTCCTCGAGTTCGGCATCTCGGGAGACACTGACGCCAACTTCACCGCCTGGGGTCTCACCTGGGGAGGCAGCACCCCGACCCTGGTCTCCGGCTCACGGCGCCACTCCGGGAATGTCGGTGACACGTTCGGGTTCATCGAGCTCTATTGGCTCGGCACGCTGCCCGGTACCGGCGCTCAGACCTTCCACCTGCAGCCAACGTTCACCGGTGGATCACCCAACAGCGACTGGACCGGCTACGCCATCTCGGTCACCGGCGCGCTCGCTGGCTCGCCGCTCGGCACCGCCCAGATCAGCGGCGGCGAGCTGGTCTCGTCCGTCACCGTCACCGACACGCTCGCCACCGGCGACCTGTTCATAGCCGGGATCGTCAACGGCACCACGGTCCCCGGGGTCACCACCGGCACGTCGCTCGCCTCCAATGCGGGCGGGGCGCTCACCGGTTCCCACCAGATCCGGATAGCCGACAACACCGGCTCCGGTTCTGTGTCGATAGTTGGCTCGACTGACAACACCGACTTCTCCGCCATATCGGGCGTCAAGATCATCGCCGCTACGACAACGGCGACAACGGTCCTCGACCAGCGGCTCCTGTGCCCGCCGGGACTCATCTCGCCCTCTGGTCGCCTCTTCGCCGTCGGCGACCGCACGGCGACCGGCGGGACCATCTTCACCGCTTCTCTGTCCGGCACCGTCACCCCGGCGGGCGCGCTCACGAAGCAAGCCAACAAGGCACTCGCCGGCACGGTCACGCCGGCAGGGGCGCTGGCCAAGCTCATCGCCAAGCCTCTCGCCGGGACGGTCACACCAGCCGGCGCACTGGCGAAGCAAGCCAACAAGGCACTCGCCGGTTCGATGGCGTCGAGCGGCGCGCTGACCAAGGCCGTCAGCAAGGCCCTCGCGGGCACGGTCACCCCGACGGGCGCGCTGGCGAAGCTCGTCAACAAGGTGTTCGCCGGGACCGTCACCCCGGCCGGTGTGCTCACGACGATCAAAGTCGTGCTCCGCTCGTTCGCCGGCACCCTCACCCCCGCCGGTGCGCTAACCCGCTCCACCGCCAAGGGACTGACGAGCACCACCACACCAGCCGGCGCGCTGGCCAAGGCCGTCAGCAAGCCCCTGGCGGGCTCTGCGGCCTCGTCTGGCGCGCTAGCCAAACAGACGGGCAAAGCCCTCGCAGGGTCGATGGCATCAAGCGGTACGCTGGTCCGGTTGGTCGGCAAGGCACTCGCCGGCACGCTCACCCCGACGGGCACGATCGGCAAGCTCGCCCGCAAGGCGCTGACCGGCGCGCTCGCCATCGTCGGGACGCTGGCAACGACCGGTGGCGGCGGCACCACGAGCCCCGACCCGTACCCGGAGAAGGCGTACCCGGTCACCCGCTCGAAGATCACTATCAACACCGCCGCGGCCATCTACCCCGTCACCAGGAGCACCGAATGACCGCCCTACTCCGGCTCGACGACCGCATCGAAGGTGCCCTGGACCCCGACACCTCTATCTACTGGGTGCAGGACGGCACCTATCTCGATGGCACGCTCTACGGCTCCGAGACCGTCGAATGTCGCAACGCCGCCACCGGCGTGACGATGTGGACGAAGACCACCGGGATCACACGGGCCGCCGGATCATCGACCGTCGCCAACTGGGTCATCGCCTGGACGACCGGAGACCTCGGCTCTCTGGTGGCCGGGGACTACGTGCTCGAGTTCTCCGCTACGCGCACCTCCGGTTCCAAGCCTCGCAAGACACAGCTCGGAATCAAGATCATCCCGCAGGTCTCCTAGTCCCCAACCTCACCCCGTTCGAGCCCTCGCCGTCGCGCCTTCCCTTCCCTGGGGCGCACGGCGAGGGCTCTTTTGCGTTCTCAGCACGCATCCCAATGCCACGCTCCACCTTCAAGCACCCAAGGCTGAGCTCGGAAGCTCAGCGACGGTTCGTTCGTCATGTAGGTCGCGGCAGCGTGCGTGTCATCAGCTGGTGCTACTGAGATCGTCGTTACCGCCAACTTAGGAAACTGCCCATGGGCCGATGTGACGGCCGCGGCGAACGCATCTCGACCAGTCTGGCAACGGGCCGACACCATCGACCATGCGCCCGTGATATCGCCCGCTCCGAATGCCGATGTGTATGCCCTCACGGCGTCCTCGATCGACGGAGCGCCCTCAGTTGTTACGGCCACTGGAGAGGTCGGGTTGCTCGGAGCCAACGATGTTGGTGATGTTGTTGTCGCAGTTGAATTCGATCCACCACAGGCGGCGAGGGCGACTACGGCGAGCAGAACAACGCTGATCTTCATGGCCCGGCAGGATGCGCTCAGCGCGCGCGGTCGTCAAGCGAAGCCACCGGCGCGGCGGGGGATCGGGTCGCTTCGTCGTCGGGTCACCACTACGGGTGACGAAGCGGACACCCGAACGGGCTACCCGTTGGTCAGATGTTGGACTCAATCTCATACAGGCCGAGCGCGCACGCTGGTGCGATGAGAGTCGACCCGAGGCGCGATGGTGCGACATGAGCAGGATGGACGGACAATCGCACTGTTGAGGCCAGGGGTTCGATTCCCCTCACCTCCACCCGCAAAGTGCCTGGTAGACGCCTTCGCTGACTGCGGTCGGCGGGGGCGTCTTGCGTGTCCAGGGTCAGATGTGGTCACAATCATCTCCGCATGGCTGCACGACGTGACTACGGAGCGGGGTCGATCACTGAGCGTTCTCCCAGCGTGTGGCGGCTGCGAGTCTCCGCCGGGCGGGATCCAGTCACCGGCCGCGTACGGGTGATCTCCGAGACGTTCCACGGCACGAAGAAGGCCGCGATGCGCCGCCTCGGTGAGCTGGTGGCACAACACGGAGGACGCGCGACCGCAACCTCCGCATCGCTTGCGGTTCTGCTCGAGCGCTGGTTAGAAGTGGCACGCATCCAGCCGTCCACGGCCGCCAACTACAGGAACGCTCTTCGTCATGTCCCCGACCATCTCCTTGCCACGCCGCTCTCACGCATCGGCCCCCACGAGCTCGACGCCCTTTACGCGTCGCTCGCTCGCGGCGGCCTTGGTGCGCCCACGATCCGCGTCCTCCACGCCGCGCTGTCCTCGGCGTTCGCCCAGGCGATCAAGTGGCGGTGGGTCTCGGTGAATCCCGCCACGCTCGCCTCCCCCCCACCTCCCGGCAAACGGCGGACCGATGCCCCGAACGTCGACGCGCTCACCCGACTGCTGGCAGCAGCGACGGACGACCAGACGGCCCTGTGGCTTCGCCTGGCCGTCGTCACCGGTGCGAGGCGCTCCGAGGTGCTGGCGCTCCGTTGGTGCGACGTGAAGGTCGATGCGGGGCAACTCGTCATCTCCGGTTCGCTCGACATTCACCGAGCCCGCAAGGTCACGAAGACGGGAGACGAACGGACGCTGTCCCTTGACCCTGAAACTGTCGCGCTGCTGACATCGTGGCAACGCAAGGCGCGGGAGCGCGCACTAACGGTGGGCAAGAAATTGGACACAAGGAGTTACGTCCTGTCGGATGACCCGGCATCGCGCGCTCCGTGGCGACCAGACACGGCGTCAAAGCGCTTCCGGTATCTCGCCGCGGCAAGTGGCCTCACTGGTGTCAGATTGCACGATCTACGTCATGCCCACGCTACGCAGTTACTCGCGGGCGGGGTCGACGTGGCCACGGTCGCTCGCCGGCTCGGGCACTCGCGGACGTCGACCACGCTTGACGTGTACTCCCATGCGGTGAAGGGCACGGACGAGCGGGCCGCACTGCTGGCGGCGTCGCTGCTTGACGCAGGTAGTTGCAAACGGAATGATGCTGGCGGGCGGAACCAATGAACCGAAGCGGGGAGGAACCGGCGGTGGATGAAACGGTGGAGCGCGCGGTTGAGTGGAACGTAACTTCCGACCTAGCGCTGACGCTTAGCGTGCTGCGTGACGTCGTGTCTGAGATCCGCTCTTTGGCGGAGCAGCTCGCTGATCCAGTGCTACGCGCATCGACTGCGCCACGCCTTGCAGTTCGACGACCAGAGTGCGCAGCGCTTCCGCGATCTCGCCCCCCTGCGCCGAGGTCAGACCTCCCCTAGCGTCGCGGGCCGCCTTGTCGCGGTCCCACTCCTCACGGAACGTCTCGTAGTCCACGCCAGTCCAGTCGGCCAAGGCTCGACGCTTCTCATGAGGCACCAGCCGCTTACCTGACGCCCACTGAGAGAAGGTCGTCCCGGTGCGATCGAAGAGCGCGCCGGCCTCGTTCACGTTGAGATGATCGCGATCCTTCGCGGCCATCAGCCATTCGGGAATCGTCATGTAGCTCGCTCTCCCCTGCGCTTCCCTGCCGTCAGCCACCCACACTATGACGTTTCACGTCATATGGGGAAGTGGAGCGGATGAACCGCAGCATGCTCCGCTCACGCTCAGTGGTCAAGCACGCCCAACCTTGAGATTGTTGCGTATCCCCTATTGCGTCATATGACGTGATGCGTCATAGTGCGTGGCATGCCCGACTCAGCCGTGAGGCGCTCTATCGGAGAGCAGATCCGGAAAGCTCGGGGCGAAAGGTCACGCGCATGGCTCGCCAACGAGCTCGACGTGCCGTGGAAGTACGTCTGGCGCTGGGAGACCGGCGAGACCGAACCCCGCCCCGAGACCCGCGCTCGCATCGCAGAGGCGCTCGGAGTCTCCGTCGCCGACCTCTTCACCGAGGAGGCCGCGTGATGCGAACCATCTACGTCCTGCGTGATGCGAATGGCGACGTCATCTATGTCGGCTGCACGACTGATCTCAAGATGCGCCTTAAGAACTTGCGCTGCGTCGTTCCCTGGGCACAGGCCATTGCCGATGTGCGGTCCTACGAAGTGGCCGATCACAGGGCGGCTCGCGAAGAACTTGAGGCGATCGTTGCACTGCATCCAGTGCACAACGTGCAAGGTGTCCGACTGCCTTACAACCCGCCAGTCGGGTTGACGCTGGAAGAGGTGGCGTGATGGTCGTCGCCGATGATCTCCCCCGCCTCGCAGCAAACCTGCTCGAGACCGCCGACATCTTGCGAGTCCACCCGAACACGGTGAAGCGACTCGTCAAGGCCGGGCACCTCCACCCGATCCCGCACACCAAGCGTCTCGTGTTCTCCCTGGCGGAGATCGAGCGCTACGTCAGCGGTGGTGCGGCATGACCACCTACGTCAACCCCCGCATCGGTCACCACGACCACTACAGCGACATCATCCTGACCGTCCAGCAGCGTCGGGCGATGCTGTTCCAGTACCGGTGGGATCGCACCTACGGGCACGCCACCAAGGCTTCCGCCCGGCACTCCTACTGCGCCCGCGTTCGCCGGATGCAAGACCGGGTGCGTGCGGCATGAGCGCCCGGGACGACTACCCCGACCTGCACACCGAGAGGGACGCCAACGCCGCCTACGCCGAGATCGACCGGTTGCGGTCAGCGCTGGCGCGCTGCTGCATGGAATTAGACGAAATCAAGATCGCCTGGGGGAAGGCGTCGCGTGCCTACCTCAACTCGCAGGACGGCGCGGCATGATCCGCCTCTACCAGGTCCGCCGCTTGACGCCCGATGGCCGAGTTGTCGGCTACGTCGGCCATGACTACTTCTTCCGCTGGTTCGCTCAGCGGGCCGCGGATCGGCGCAACGCCGTCTGTGTCCATTCGGTGTTCGACGTGCGAGAGCGGTACGGACGATGAGCGGCGACGTGCTCGATCCGATCTGGATCCCCTGTGAAGGAAGCGGCTACCCAGGGTGCCTGTTTCGAATGTGCGCTATGTGCGGTGGCGCATTCGACGAGGACGCTCAGGGACGCATCGTCGCTCATGAGCGCCAGGACATCATCGCCATGGTCGCTCGCGGAGACTTCGGATGAAGCGCGCCGCCCTCCTCGCCGTCCTCGGCGTGATCCTCCTGTGGATCGGGACCGGCTGTGCCCCGCCGCCGCAGATCGGCGCCCCGGTCGAGCAGTGCGCCGAGGGGCTCACCCGCCAAGGGCCACGCTGCCTCACCCCCGTCGAACTGTTCGAGTCGTGGGTCGACACGCACGTCACCGTCGTTCAGCTCTCCGGACCCGGCACCGGAGAGATCAGCTCCGGGTACTTCCCGAAGGCCCACACGCTCTACATCAACGCGGCGGGCTACGCGGCTCGAGGCTGGTCGGCAGACGCCGTCAACTTCATGACTCGCCACGAAGAAGGCCACGTCGTTGGCGTCGCGCTCGGCTTGCACTTCGTCCCTGACGACGGTGTGACGCTGTCGCCGGTGGCGCCGGGGCTCCCGCCCCGCTGGCCGGGCGAAGAAGAGAAGGCGCAACTCGTCGCCTGTGTCGTCACCGGCGACTTGCACTCCCCGCTGTACGGACCGGCGTTCCTGCCGTCCGACGGCTACATCGACTGCGACCCCGCACTGGTCGCCCTGACGCGGGCGGCACTCATTGCAGGAGGACTCTGGGCATGACGCGTTCGCTGATGCCTCCTGTCGCCGTCGAGGACTGTGACGTCGAAGAAGCCAACGATCTACTCGTTAAGTGGGATCACCCGCTCGGACGTTGCGATCGCCCATTCCGCCAGACCGCTCACCTGTTCGTCGTAGATGACGAACCGATAGCTGCGTCAATCTCGGCCTCGACCGTCTCAGCGACCTGCGGCGGGTGGCCGCGAACGGAGATCGTCGAGCTAGCCCGCATAGGGCGATCACCTGATCACCCATGGGTTCTTCGTGCCTTCCTGCGGATCTGGCGGGCCGTGCTGGCTCATCGCTGGTGCTGGCCGGTTCGTGCAGCTGTGTCGTACGCGCTGCCGGGCTACGCCGGGAATCTCTACCGCTTCGACGGCTGGACTCGCATTGGCGAGGTGAAGCCGTCAAGTGGCGGCGGAACGTGGTCGAACCGGCCGAAGGTTAACGACATCGGCGACGCCCGCAAAACACTCTGGGTCTACGACTACGGGAAGGCCGCTTCATGACCACCGAACCCACCGCCGCCGACGTCGTCCTCCCGCGAGCAGTGATGGAGCAGCTAGCCGATTCGGTGATTGATCTCTGCTGGCGTGCGACGCCCTTCGGGGAATCCGCCGAGGGGGATATTGAGTCGTACCTACTGACCGCCGGCTCAGTTCACCGTCTCATCGGTGCTGCACAGGGCGCCGGGATCGCCGCGGCATTCCGAACTCTCTCATCCCGGCTCGACCCGGAGGCGGCCTCATGACCCCCGCCGAGGTTCTCGCCGTCATCACCGACCTCAACGACACGGCCGCCTGGCACGACTTCCACGAGGACGCCAAGACCGCCGACATCTGCTGGCGGGCCGTCGAGTGCATCCAGCAGCTCCACGCCGACGTCGTCACCGTGAAGCGCCATTGGGACGAGGCGCTCGCCGCCTGCGACTGGATCGGTGCAGCGTGAGCCGCGCTCCGAACCGTCGACCTGATGACCATTGGTGGTGGGACCACTACAAGGACAACGACGCCACGCCAGAGAACGTCCAAGCCCACGTCGAGGACCGAGACCCCGACAAGATCATTTACGGGCCGCGCGGCGAGGTGCTCAAGCGTGTCGCTGATCGTCCGATGCAGGGCTACCGACGCCGACCCAAGACCTAGATCGGCGTGAGCGGCGTCGACGTCCCCCCGTCCGCCGCTCCGCTGCGCCGCCTCCGGTCAACGCACCACGGAGACCGGGGGCGGCACCCAACCGCCACCCGACCAACGAACCGAAAGGACAGGGGAGATGACGCCGGACAGATTGAAAATAACCGTCTCCGATGCATCAACGGGCGAGGTGCTTGGCGAGCAGGTGATCTACGACGACTACGTCCTCGTATGCGCCGGCCAGCCGTATCTCGCCAACACGCAGTGCCATGCCAACGGCACGCATGTCCTCACGGTGAAGAACGCCGGAGGAGTCAAGTGACCCCGAACTCCCGCATCCGTCGCCACGGCCAGGACGGCACCGTCATCGCCGTCGGCCGCCGCTACCTCACCGTCGACTGGGACGCCCGCCCGACGAAAGCGCCGTGGCTCATCTCCCGGTCCGATCCCGCCATCGAAGTCCTCGAGGTGGCGGCGTGAGCGGCGACAACCGCCCCGGCACACTGCGCGGCAAACCTGGGCTCGCCGAGGCGCAGCAGTACATCGGCCGCCGGATAGTCGCTCCCGATGATGAGGGCGTCGTCACCGGTGTCGTCACCGGGGCCGCGATCCGCGGAGGTGGCTATGTCCGTCTCATCGTCCGGTGGGACAACGCGCCGGAGTGGTGGACCACAGAGCTCGCCTGCGGCTCGGCCCTGTGGTGGCAGTTCGACGAATCAACCAATCAAGGGGAACACCAATGAACGGCATCATTCGCTCCGCCGGTACCGCCGGCCTCATCATCGTCGCCGGCGCCAGCTTCGGCACCATCCTCGGCCACCTCGCACCCGCCGGCGCGCTCCCGGCCTGCGGCGGTAACAACGCCGCCCCGCACGCCGTCCCCTACGACTGCATCGCCGGGCCGAAGGTCATCGACGGGACGACGTTCTCCGCGCTCGTCCACGCCGACGGCACCCACGTCACCGTCACCATCGGGCTCCTCACTGCTCGCACCGTCGACACCCCGATCCGCATCATCCACCACGAAGGCAAGTCCGGCGCCGGTGGCGTAGAGAACGGCGCCGACGGTGTCATCCCCGCCGGAGCTCGCACCGCGGTGCTAGTCGACTCGGCGCCGTGTCGCGTCGGGCAGCTCGACGTGAAGGCCGTGTTCATCGGCCCCGGTGACGAAGCGGGCCGCATCGGTGGACCGTGGATCGACAACTCGCCGACCGGTGGATGCACGACTGGCGACACGACCACGACGACAACGGTCCCCGTGTCGTCTACGACCGTCCCGCCCGTGACGACAACGCCGACGACATCGCGTCCTGGGTCGTCGACGTCCACGACGAAGCCCGCGCCAACGGGACCGTCGACCACGGGCGGGACGTCCGTCGCTCACGCCACCGCACTGCCGGCGACCGGCGGCGCTCCACTCCCCGCGCTGGGCCTCGCTCTCGGCATGCTCGCCGGTGGCGCTGGCCTCGTCGTCGCCTCCCGTCGGCGGGCATCGTGACCAAACTCCACGTAGCTACTAGCGGACCACTCGTCAGGGATTTGGTGGCAGCCGTCCTCGAAGAGTTCGACGTGTGGGCAGAGTTCGCGCCACAACAAGCGGCATCTGTCAATCCCTCTAGTCCGATCGACGCCGCTGGCTTCGCGCTGGCCGATGTCCGAGCGGATCTGATGGACCACCTACAGATCCGGCTCTCGATCACCCTCGCCACGCATGGGGTGGCATCGTGACCGCCGACGATGACCTGACCGTCTACTGGTGCAAGCGACGCGACGGGCTGATCGTGGAACACACGACGACGGCCTGGGAGGGTCATCGCGGTCACGTCCGTTGCGTCCCGGTGGGTTACGACACGGCGGACCCGGAGGCGGGGACATGACCGTCGATCCCGGAGCGCGAGAGGCGCTAGCGCGGTATCTCCCCCGCGACGCCGCCCAGTACCGGCCCATCGCGGAGGCGACCTTTGCCGCTATCGACGCCGACCCCTCCCTGCTGGTGGTCGCCGTCCCTTATTGCGAGACGTGCGGGGGTGACGGCGGTCTGTGGGCTGGCGTCAAGTGCCGCAACTGCAACTTCACCGGCCGGGAGCCGATGGTCGTCCTCCCACGAGTGGTGGTGGACGCCGTCCTGCGCCACTGCCTCGACGTGTGTTCGGCGTTCGAGGCGTCAGACAGAGCGATGGTTGACCTGCTCCACGCCGTTCGAGACGCCGACAACCCGGAGGCAGGGACATGACCGCGATACTCGCTCTGGACCTGGCGCTCAACACCACCGGCGTGGCCGTCTACCGGAGCACCCGCCCGAGCACCGTCGTCGACACTTGGCACTGCTCGTTCACCGGCGACGCCCGTCTGCGCTGGTTCCGCACGGCGATCGACAGCGCCGCAACACGCGTCGACCTCGTCGTCATCGAGGGTTACAGCTACGCCTCGAAACACCAGGCCCACCAGGTCGGCGAGATGGGCGGCGTCGTGCGTCTCGCCCTCCACGACCTCGGCGTCCCCTACGTCGTACTACCCCCGATGGTCCGGGCGAAGCTCGCCACCGGCCGAGGCAACGCCGGTAAGGCCGAGGTACTCGCCGCCGCGATCCGCCGGCTCGGCTACGACGGCCACGACGACAACGAAGCCGACGCCCTCTGGCTCCTCGAGGCGGCGTTGCAGCACTACGGGCTATCGACCGTCGAGCTCCCGGCGTCGCATCTCGCGGCGTTGGCGAAGGTCGAGTGGCCCGAACTGTCGGCGGAGGCGGCGTGATGTTCCCGCCGCCGCTACCGCTGGACGTCCCGGCCCCGCAGTCGCTAGAGAGCGACGAACGGTATACGCCACGCTGGGTATTCGACGGGCTAGATCTCATCTTCGACCTAGATCCAGCAGCGCCGCTGCACGGAGGCGACTGCGTCCCGGCCCGGCAGCGTTTCACGGTTGATGACGATGGGTTGGTCCAGCCGTGGCACGGGCTCGTCTGGCTGAACCCGCCGTTCAGCAACGCGACGGCCTGGGCCCGCCGATTCATCAACCACGGCTGCGGCGTCTTCCTCGGTCCCATCGCCAATGGTGGATGGTGGACCGACCTCGCTGACGGCGCCGACCTGTTGTGGCTCTGCCGCGACTTCGCCTTCACGCATCCCACCCATGCCGGCCGGCGCTCGTCCATGCCTCTCGCCTTCGCCGCCTACGGCGAGGCCGCTGCCGCAGGACTGACGCGGCTCGCGCGCTCCGGCGTCCACCGTGGGCTACTCGTCGCCGAGGTCGCGGCGTGAACCTCATCGCCTCCCGCCCCCATCACTTCCCCCTGCCGTGCGGCCACTACAAGGTCCGCGTCAGTCCCGGCGACCCGCCCCGACGGCGCCACTGCCCGATCTGCAAGACGTGGACGACCGTCACCGTCGCCCCCTCCGAACTGCCCTACGGCGGACACCGCGTCGAGTTCACGACGGACCCGACGACATGACCTTCGCTCCGCCGCCCTCACCCCGCTACCGCAACAGCACCACCGGCCGCTACTGCACCCGCCACGACGGCGGCCCGATCACCTGGCACCGCGACGTCGGCGACGACTGCTGGCACTGCGGCCACCCCGGCCTCTACGGCGACCCCTACACCCCAACCCCCGCCACCCCACCAATCCCGTCGCCCTGGCACCTCCCCCCAACCGAAGCCGAGGCCATCGCATGAGCCGCCGCACGTTCGTCGTGCTGTGCATCGCGTGGGCCGCCACCTACGTCGCACTCGTCGGCGGCTTCCACATCCTCGGCAAGGCCCTCGGCACGGTGCTCGCCTCCCACAACGACTGGATCACCAACATCTGGCAAGCCACCGCCTGCTCGATACCGGGTGGGATCTACCTCGTGTGGGCCTGGCGACACCGCTGGTACACGCCCCGGCCCCCGACCGACCCCAGCGGGCAGACCGTCGACGACGACCAGCTCTGGCTCGAGCTCGCCGACGACATCGCGGCGCGCAGCCGTGAACTGCATCCGTCTTACCGACCCATCGACAAGGGAGAACCCACATGAGCACGACAACAATCGAACTCACTGCTGACGAATTGGCAGTCATCGACAAGACGCCCACTGGCCCCATCGTCACTAACGGCACTCAGCCGTTCGACAAGTCCGCCATCCTCACCAGTGCCCGCAAGAAGCGCACCGACAACGACCGGCGCATCGCCAAACTCCAAGAGCAGATCAAGGCGAACTTCGCCGAGATCAAGACGCTCCGAGCCGAGAACGCCGATGACCTCGACCCCATCATCAAGGCCGCCACGCCGAAGAAGGGGAAGGGAGCGTGACGCTCCTGGAGCCGGCCGAATTCCCCCGCGACCGGTGGGGCCGACCGCGGGTCAACGTCGACGGCAAGCTGACGTCCTACGCTCGGCCGTCGTCGTTCGGCGACTGCATCGACAACCGCTACAACCTCGAGCGCTACATCCGGCGCAACATCGTCATCGGGCTCAAGGCGGAGCACTCGCTGTGGGCGCGACTCAACGCGGCGGGCGATGACCGTGACGAGCTCAACAAGATCTGCGAAGACGCCCAGGTGGCGGCCAAGGCCAACAGCAAGGCCGACCTCGGTACCGCCCTGCACAAGATGACCGAGCGAGTGGACCGGGGGGAGACGCTGTCCCTGCCGCCCGAGTTCGCCAACGACATCGACGCCTACCAGCGCGCGCTACCTGAGGCGGGGCTGACGGTTGTGCCGGGCATGATCGAGATGCGTTGCGTGTGCGACGAGCTCCAGGCCGCCGGCACGTTCGACCGCATCGTCGAGGACGCCAGCGGCACCCGCTTCATCGGCGACGTGAAGACCGGCGCCTCCAGCGACTACCCCCACGGCTTCGCCGTGCAGTTGGCGATCTACGCCCACTCGCTGCTCTACGACCCCGAGACAGGGGAGCGGCGCCCGATGCCCGACAACCTGGATACCGAACGGGGCATCATCATCCATTTGCCCGCTGGACAGGCCACCTGCTCGGTCTACTACATCGACCTAGCGGCGGGCTGGGAGGCCGCCCTTCATGCCAAATGGGTGAAGGACACCTGGCAGAAGCGCAAGGGATTGCTGACGCCGGTGGCGACGGTTGCCAGTGCAACGACGCTGGAGCCCGTCGAGGCCATGCGCCTCACCCGCAGCCCATCGTTGGAGCAGTTGCGTGCGGAATGCGCCGACTTCGCTGCCCGTCCCGAATCCAAGGCAGCACTACTAGCCGTGTGGCCCAAGGGCATCTCGCTCAAGGCCGACAGCCTCAGTCCCGGCCAGCGGGCGCTAGTGGCTGCCGCCATCGACAAGGCTGAGGCCGACCTCCTAGAGGCTCTCGCCGATGAACAAGAGTTCATGGAAGACGACCCGGCGGTCCCGTTGGTCGACGAGGGCATCGACCTGACCCCCGACGACCTGGAAGCCATCGCTAGGGCGTTCAAGGGGCTCGAGCCCCAGCAGCGTGACGTGATCTCCCTGTGGATCCAGGAGGGCATCACGGCCGAGCGCGACTGGCGCCTGCGCCCGGAGGCGGGCGGTAAGCCGACGGAACGCCGCTTCGAGATCGCCCGCGCCGCGGTGGCGTGGGCCGAGTACGACGCCGACATCGTGCGCGCCGCCCTGGCGTTGGTGCTGGGCGACCTCGTGCAGTCGCACCCCATCGGCGCGCTGCTGGGGTCCCTCACCATCGACGAGGCCAAGGCCCTGGAGCACGCCGCTAGCGCGCTGTGCACCGGCGGGCTCGTCCTCAACTTCGACCGAGGCGGCAAGCCCGTCCTCGGCGAGCTGCCGCAGACCGCGGCGTAACCCCAACCCAACCAACCACCTACGGGAGCAACCACATGCCCATACCCCTGGAAGAGAACAAGCCGATCCCCAGCGTCAAGCTGCCCGAGATCGACAACACCGTCAGCTTCGCCATCGGACATACCAAGGTCGTGCCGTGGAACGACATCTCCACCGGCAACGTCAAGGTTGGCGAGGACGGTAAGGAGCGCACTCAGGACCGAGTCGCTGGTGTCGTCGTCTCCGGTACCGGTGTCGTCGGCACCAAGAAGGACGGCTACGAGAAGGTCGCCCCCGGCCAAGACGTGACGTTGTACTTCAGCGGTCACCACCGCTGGGAGTACATCCAGGCCAAGAAGGCGCACGGCACCCTCAACGTCGGCGACATCTGCACCTGCACGTACGTCAGGGATGAGGCGTCGCGGATGGTGGGCGGCAACGCCAAGCACGTCTGGGATGTCTCGATCCGCGCTGCCACCGGCGACGAGCAACAGTACGTCGACCAGGCTGAGGCGCTGTACCGACGCCTGTCGTCGCAGGTGCTCGAGCCGGCTGCCTCTGGCGGCTACGGCGGCAGCTCATCCAGCGCCGACGAGGAAGACCCCTTCTGACGTGACCGACCAGGAAGTTCCGCTTCGCTACCTCTTGCTCTACAGGAACAAGAAGGTGGGCTCGGGGTGGGCTCTGCCGCGCTCCGAAGGCGATCGCCTGTGGCGGAACTTCTGGTGGTCGATCGAGCGGCCGACGGTCGATTCATCGGCCTATGACGTGGATCTTCGATGCCGGGTTTGCGGTGCGACGTGGGTCGGTGCGCCGGGGGAGTCGTGTGACTGGTGCGCCCGACGACACGAGAACCTGATCGCCGGGCAGCGGACGTTGGTGCTCATGGAGCCCGAGATCGACATCGACGCCCACGAGAAGGACCTACGTCTCCAGATGGAGGCATGGCAGGCCCGGCTTCTGGTGGCCATCGAGGCACAGCTAGTCACCGCGGGCGAGGCGGACAACGTAGTCCAGGTATGGGCGGAGAAGGTGAACCAGTGGTGCTCAACCCAACCCGACTGAGCGACCGACTGGCCGTCGTCTCCACCAACGGAGCCCGCAATGGGCATGCCGAAGAGGAGCAGACAGAGCCGACCGACGTCCGCCAAGCGAAGCTGCGCGCCCGGCTACTCACCCCGTCACAGATACGGGAGATGAAGCCGCCGCCGGCCATCGTGCCCGGCTGGCTGTCCAAGGGTGACCTAGCCGTGATCTACGGCTCACCGAAAGCGGGCAAGAGCCTGGCGGCACAGGAGCTGGCCAACTGCCGGGGAACGGACCGCGAGTGGCTCGGGCTGCCGACCGTACCCGGCTCCTCGCTCTACATGGCAGCCGAAGGCGTTGGTGGACTCGGCAAGCGCAACGTCGCCTGGGAGGAATACAACGGGGTCGAGATCGACGGCGTCCACTACCTGCCCGGCCGCATGAACCTCCTGGACAACCTGATGGTGGGGGACATCGCAGACCTGGCGCTGGAGCTCGGCGTGGACATGGTCGTCGTCGACACGGTGGCGCGCGTGATGATGGGGGCCGACGAGAACTCGGCCAAGGACATGGGACGCCTGGTCGACGGGCTTGACTACATCCGAGAGAAGACCGGCGCGCTGGCCCTCGGTGTCCACCACTCCGGCAAGGACGACACGAAGGGGATGCGCGGGTCCACCGCGCTACTGGGGGCGGTGGACGGCGTGTTCGTCGCCACCCAGGCCAACAAGCTGCTGACGGTGCAGGCGGAGTACCTGCGTGACTTCGAGCCCCCGCCCCCGATCCAGGCACGCCTGGTGCCAGTTCTCAACTCGGTGGTGTTGGAGCCGATCACGGCCGCGGCGGCAGCCAACACCCCTCACCCGGCGCTGGTGTGCCTACGCGAGATCGACGACCCTGCCGGCGTTCCCACGAGCATCTGGCTCAAGGCATCAGGCATGGCCGAGCGGTCGTTCTACCGAGCGCGCAAGGACCTCCAGACGGCCGGTCAAGTCATCAACATTGGCTCCGAGAAGCAGCCCCGATACAGGCCCGCGAACCCATGAACCACTGCCAACTGCCAATCACTGCCACACCACTGCCAGCACTGCCATGGCAGCGAGGCAACTACTGCCAAAAACCACTGCCAAACCCCCGCTCTTTAGAGCGGGTGGCAGTTGTGGCAGTGCCTGACACCTCACCGCGAGTTACTGCCACTGCCAAGGAGCCATCGCGATGACCTTCACCCCCACCCGCTACCTCAACCCCGCCTCCGCCATCAGCGCCGTCACCACCCCCGCCGAGCTCGCCCGCTTGCTACGCCGGATCAGCTCGACGCGCGGTCAGGCCGACCGCGACCGCATTGCCTTCCTCGTCGACCAGTTGGAGAGGCTGGGATGAAGCTCCTCGCCTTCCTCGCCGCCACGGTCCTCGTCGCCAACCTCGTCGCCTTCGGCGTCGTCCTGTGGATCGTCGTCCACGACCACACCGAGATCAGCACCCCGCTCGCCGATGAGGCCGAAGCGTGGCTCGAGGCGCAGACATGAGACGCCACCTCCCGGTCATCCCCGTCCTCGCCGTCATCCTCGGTCTGGTGTTCAAGTCCGAAGGCCACGGCACCGTCGGTCTCGCCCTGATCGTCGTCGCCCTCACCATCGCCGCCGTCAAGTCAGGGCGGATCTCATGGTGGTGACGCTCGTTACGCTGGCCCCGAGTGGCGCGGCAGGGATGTACCCCCTGCCGCGCCTTGTCCGAGACCCTCAGGAGGTCCTGAACATGCCGGATCGTAGATTCCGCGGACCCACCGTCGCACCTGCCCGCCACGTAGGCGGCCCGATCGATCGCCTCAAGCGGCTCGGGCAGATCGACTACCCGCCCATCGCCATGTGGGCCGAGATGTCCGAAGCCATGCGCTACGCCAACCTGATCGCCGTTACGGCGCGCTGGTGCGGACGGTGGCGGGAGTACACCGCCCCCGCCGTGGCGTTCCTCGTGGCGCTCATGTGGCTGCCATGGGGCGCCGCCCTGGTCATCGCCCTACCAGTGGCCGCCACCGCCGGCTGGTTCCACGGCGACCCCACCCGCCACCGGTTCAACCGACGCAGCCAGCACGCCTTCCTCAGCTGCGGGATCTCACCCATGCCGAAGCTGATCGGCAAGCCCCGCATTGCCGATCACGTCATCAGCGCCGTCTACGCCACCTCACCCGGCACCGACCCGCTCCGGCTCGAGCGAGCCTCGCGCCGGCTGCAGACCGTGTACCGGGCGCCATGCAAACTCGTCCAGCGCACCGACGGCACATCGAAGCTCCGCATCGACCTCAAGGATCTGCTGGCCGAAGACCACCCGTTCAGCTCCGCCGCATGCACCCCTGACCGGGTGCTCATGGGCAAGGACCGTGACGGGCTCGCCTTCGAGGTGCCGCTCCTGGGCCATGCCTGGCTCATCGGCGGTGTGCGGGGCTCCGGCAAGTCCGCCGCCCTCAGCGCGCTCATCGCCCGCATCATCACGATGCCCCACGTCGAGCTCTACATCGTCGACCCCAAGCGGGGCTCGGACTTCGCCGCCTGGTGGCCGTTCGCCACCGAGGTCGCCGTAGAGCACGTCGACTGCATCGCTCTCATGCGCCGCCTGGCCTCCGAGCTCGATGCCCGCCAGGACGCCCTCACCGAGGCCGGGATCGAATCGCTCGAAGACGTCGGCCCCTCGGCCCGCTTCCCGATGCGGGTCCTGCTCATCGACGAGCTGGCCGACTTCACCCGCCAGAAGGAACTACGAGACCAGGTCGTCCCGCTCCTGAGCGCCTACATCGCCAAGGGTCGCAGCTCGGGCGATGTGCTCGTCTGCGCTACCCAGCACCCGTCGACGGCTGTGATCCCCACGGTCATCTCCGGGCAGTTCACGCAGCGCTTCGGGCTGCGTTGCTCCATCTCCCGCGCCACCAACGTCATCCACGGCGAAGGCGCGCTAGGCGACCACTGCAACCTGTCGCACATCAGCCCGAAGCACCCCGGCCGCTGCTGGCACCAGGCCGGCGAGTTCACCGAGGTCGTCCTATTCGGCCTGTGGGGCGACAGGAAGAAAGCGGAGGTGGAGCGGCTGTCTACGTTGCGCTCTGCCGGTTTGGGAGTGGTGACCCCTGCGAAAACCCCGTCAAACGCCTCTCAGGGCAAATTAGAGCCCCCTCAGGGCAATTCTGAACCCAGCGACAGTGCTCACAACGGGTCATCCGACGGTTCGTCACCCTCTACGGAAGGCGGCTCAGCCGCGCTTCCTCCGAGGCGACGTCTCCGCAAGGGTGAAGCAGCCCCCCTCATTCGACAAGCCCTCGTGTCCGTCAACGGCTCCGGTCTCACCATCAAGGAACTCAGCGAGGCAACCGGCATCCCTCAGGACACGATCCGAGACAACATCGGGCCCTCCGACGACGCGCCTGTTCCTGTCGTGAAGCTGACGAACTATCGCTACAAGCTCAAGGTCGGTTCCTGATGGACGGGAAGCGGCGAGGCGAGATCCATCGGCATGGCTCCTGCTATCGATGCCATCGTCCGATGCTGTGTGGTGATTGGGCCTGGCTCGTTGACGTGCCTGCCGTGAGGATCGCTCTAGACGCCACCGTGACGCGGGTTAGCACGTCCGTCCTGATGTGCGACGAGTGCGGGATGGCGGTCTGATGCCCGGCCGCTTCGAGGTCTGGCGCTACTCGCCGACGGTGGGCGACCACCCGGTAGCCGTCAACCGGTCCTACGGCAGCCTCGGCAAAGCCAAGCGTCGCGCCGATGCCTGTGGCGGGTACGTCATCGACAAGGCCGACGGCTGGACGATCCTGCACTCGTCGAAGGCCGACGCGGCGGCTCACAACACGCGCCGACACTCGACCAGTGATGCTGATGTGCCTGAGCGGACGGGGTTCTGGTCGTGAGCGTCCGCCGTGGATCACCCGCCAACGCCACCCGCTACGACCGTTGGCCCGAGCGCCGGGCGCAGTACTGGCGCGAGCACCACGACCGCCGCTGTGTGCGATGCGGGGCTCGACGGATCATGAAGGACGATGCCCCGCTGTGGCTGGCTGCCGGCGCTTGGTGCGTCCTCGTGTTGCTCGCAATCTGGCTGCATCGCTCGCTGCCCGCCATCGGAGGCACGCTCGTAGTGCTCGGGTGCGCGCTCTTGGCTCGGTATCGCAAGCAAGCAGCGAGCGTCGCCATCGTCCTTCACCACGACAACTACCGGATGACGTCGGGCTGGGAGATGGACTCCGAGCTCCACCCGCTGTGCCAGCCGTGCCACAGGCGCGTGCACCGCTACCACGATCGGCATTGGCCGAAGGACGGGTTCGACCCGCGCAACGGCCGCTTCGACCAGGCGCTCTACCAGCACCTCGAGACCGCTACCCGTCGCGTCATCCGTCGAGGTCGCTGGCGTTGGCGGCTCGTGCGACGACTACCGGAATGGGGTGGGTGATGGACGAGTTTCGTCCCTTGGCACAATGGCATGAGTCCTACCTACTTGACGCGTGTCCGCGTTGTGGCTTCGCACTCGACGTTCCTGACGACGCACTCAATCGGGCCTGTTCTGCCTGTGGTGCGATCGTGTATTCCGCGCTGGTCACGTTGGAGATCGAAGACCCATGACCGCCGTGTTCCCCGGCGACGAGCAGGCCGCCTGCATCGACCAGCCTCCTGCCGTCTTCTTCCCGCACGGTGCCACCGGGCGTCCACGACGCGGCCAGTACGTCTATGACCGCTACGCCCGAGCCCGCCTCGTGTGCGCCACCTGCCCCGTCATCGACGCCTGCCGCGCCTACGCCCTCGACGCCGACGAACGCTACGGCATGTGGGGCGGCCTCGACCCCCAGGAACGCTGGGAGATCCGCATTCACGAACCACCGCAACGCCAATGCATCGACTGTGCCGAGATGGTCATCGGCCAGGCCCAGCGGTGCCGGCGCTGCGCCCGTGTCCGCGAGACCACGCGGGACCGACGACGCAACCTTCAACGACGGCGAGCTTCCTAGATCCACCACAACCAAAGGGGCAACCATTGGCAACCAAGGCGGGAGACGACATCACCAGGGGTCGGCTAGCACCCCAGCAACGTAGACACCGTGACGAGGCGGAGCTCCTGCTCCTCCTCGACCCCACCCTCCGATCCGACCTACGACGACTCGGCCACCACGTCGACCTCGTCGAGATGCACCCAACCGAAACCGACGGCTACAAAGCGAACCACGGCTACGACGGAACCGGATCGGGCGCCAAGTGGACCGTCGTCGAAGGCGGACAGACCATCACCGTCGACGCCACCAACACCGAAGCGGCCGCCATCAAGCGCACCGCCTACGCCCAACTCGACGAACACACCCGCCACGTCATCCGCGCCTCACGTCACCGAGCTGAGATGGTCGCCGCCTGGGCCAACATGGTCTACTCCCTCAAGCTCGCAGACCAGGCCCGCGACAACACCGAGGTTCCCGACGAGAAGACGTGCAGCTCGTGCCGCCGCATCGGTGTCAGCAACCCCGCCGATCACTGGGGCAACGTGGCCGGCAACCTCAAGGACAGCATGTGGACCTGCGCCCAGTGCTACACGTTCGCCTACCGCAACGGCCGACTACCCACCGCCGACGAGATGGCCCACCACCAGAAGACCGGGCGCTGGAGGTTGAAGGCATCGTGAGGTACACTGAGCCAAGCGCTGGCCAGGTTGGCCGTGAAGCCGGGGAGTGGCGCTTCCGGCAAGCGCGGACGCGACCGTCCGAACCTGCGATTCAATGCGGCAGTGGCGCTCCGCATGAGCCCCGGCTCAGGCCGGGGCTTTCGCTTATGCAGCCTCCTGCAAACTGCAAACGCATGGCTGACGTGCATGTTCGCTGCGGATGTGGTACAAGTACGTCACTGTCGCCCAGAATCCATGGCTAGGGGTGGGGGTGGTTGGCCGTACAACACGGCAGCCTGGCGCTCAGTGCGCCGTCTCGTGCTGGCCCGCGACGGGTACGCCTGTCAGGTACGGGGCAGCAGATGTAAGGGCAGAGCCACGGACGTGGACCACGTCGTGTCATGGCGTGTCGACCGCAGCCGAGCGTACGACCCCACCAACCTGCGTGCCTCATGCTCACCGTGCAACGGGCAGCGTGTGCATGGCGACAGTGTCGGTGCATGGTCACCCAGTCGCGACTGGTAGCTCACACACAGTGATCTAAATATCAGAGGCGGGGGCGGCACCCCACCCCCCGGTACCCCCACCCCCCGCCATGTGTGGTGAAACGTGGCGGGGTAATCACTGTGCGTAATCGAACGCCGTTCTTTAGCGCGTACACCCCCCACCAGGAC